GATAAATTTTTTTGTAAAAAACATACAAAAAATGAAGCTTATAATATTCCAACTATCAATACTAAAACTTTAACAAAAAAAAATATAAAAGAATTAATCCAAATTTGTGAAGAGCATAATATAATATTAGAAAATAATAGCAAAAAAAGTGAAATAATTAAAGCTATTGAAGATTATATTTCCAATACTTGTTTTGATTTAATAGAAGAACCGAATGCAAGTAATGTAAATTTAATAGATTTAGGAATAAATTTGAAGATTGAATGTAATGAACTTTTAAAAAAATTTGACATATTAAATGTAGACCAGATAATATTAGAAAATCAAATAAGCCCTTTGGCAAATAGAATGAAAACATTACAAGGAATGATAACACAGTTTTTTATTGATAAAGGAAATTACAATATAAAATATATATCAGCAATAAATAAACTAAAGCTGTTTATAAAAAATAAAAATACGAAAGAAAAAACGAGTTATTCAGAGCGTAAAAAATTATCTATAACTTATAGTAAAGAATTATTAGAGAAAAATAATAAAACAACAGAATTAGATTTTTTTTCAAAACATTCAAAAAAGGATGATTTGGCGGATTGTTTTTTACAATCTATATATTATTTGAATGCTTTTAATAAATTAATATTATAATAAGTTTTAAAAATTTATAATTAACATTTGCGGACTACTTAAAAATATAATTTGTATTTAATTTAATAATATGGACGTCATTGAAATAGATCCTACTATAGTAGAAATTGGAGATATTAATGTTCCAGAACTCAAATTATCATTTAATGATTCTGAAAATGAGGCAGATACAGAAGATTTTTTTCCATCAAAATCTTCCGTAAATTTTGGTTCCGGTATAGAATTGCTTATGAACGATAAATCGCGAGATACTAAAAAAAGTTCATCAAATATTGAAATAGAAGATATTACAAAATTAGAAGATGAATTAAATAATTTAACCAATGATTCTATAAATATTGATACAAATATGAATAGTAATGGTAATACAAGAGAAGTTAAACAAAATGAATCTTCGTCTTCAAAAAAAACAATTTTTAGTGGATTATTTGGTTCTAAAGAAGATGGTTCAAATATCAAACCTGTAAATGAAACAGATTCAGCAAGAAGACAACCAAATTTAGGAAAATCCACATCAGATATGAATGAAAATAGAACATCAGATGGTTATGGTAAATTCAACAACATTCCATTAAATATGGAAAAAACTCAAGAAAAAAAACAATTAAGCAAAGAAGAAGAATTAAAAGAAAAATTCAAATATTTAAGAAAATTAGAAGATTTAGAAAAAAAAGGTGTATCGTTAAGTAAACGCTACAATATGGATTCAAATTTAAACGAAATGATAGGTGAATATGAAACTATTTTAGCAGAAAAAGAACGTTCTAATAGTGTTAAATTTCAAGGGAAAATGATGATGGCTTGTATTACCGGTTTAGAATTTTTAAATAATAAATTTGATCCATTTGATATTAAATTAGATGGATGGGGTGAACAAATAAATGAAAATATTGATGAATATGATGATATTTTTGCTGAATTACATGAAAAATACAAATCAAAAGCAAAAATGTCTCCAGAATTAAAATTATTATTCCAATTAGGTGGTTCTGCTTTAATGGTTCATATGTCAAATACATTATTTAAATCTTCAATGCCAGGTATGGATGATATTATGCGTCAAAATCCGGAACTAATGAAACAATTTACACAGGCGGCAGTAAGTTCTATGGGACAATCTAATCCTGGTTTTAGTGGATTTATGAATAATGTTTTCCAAGAAAATGGAGGATCAACATCTAGAACATCTGGTTTTGGAGGTGGAGCCAATCCTGGCTTTGGAATGCCAAATATGCCGAATCGTGATATGCCACCAAATGTAAATACTGGTCCACCGCCACCTCCGGTTGAAAGTAAATTACCAGAACGTAGTCAGCGAACACAAAATTTACCAAATAGACCAGATTTAATGAGTGCACGTGGTGTATCCGTTGATAATAATGAAGGAGATTTTTATAAAGAAGAACCACGTATTACTCGTCCGGAAATGAGAGGTCCATCTTCTGGATCATTAAAACAAGATTCAATAAATAATTTATTAAGTGGATTAAAAACAAAACAAATAAATGTTGAGGAAAATAGAGAATTAAATCAAGGCAGTACAATTAGTATTGAAGACTTAAGAGAATTAACTGGAGCAAAAATACCAAAATCAAAACGTAAACAAAAGAGTGATAAAAATATAGTAAGTTTAGATATTTAAAAATGGTAAAAATTTTATTATTAAATAATTATTAATAATAAAATATAATAAATTAAAAATAATGAGTAATTCAAATTATACTAATCCTATTAAAGAAGATTATAGTAATTTAAAAACATTTGTAATTAATTTAGATGATTATAAAGAAAACTATGTTAAGCAGTTACCTTATTTGGAAAGTATAGGTTTAAAAGTGGGGCGTTTTAACGGAATAAATGCTTTAAAAGATGAACATTTGAAACCAGAATATAAACAATATATATCAAAGTTTGCTTTTAATTTTACACCAAAATCTGTAATAGGTTGTGCATTAAGTCATATTTTATGCTGCAAACATATATATAATAATTATATAAATACAGAAGATAATAATAATAAAATCGCGCGCGAAGTCACCAGACGGCTTGGGGCGATCTCCCCGCAATTTTTCTTAATTATAGAAGATGATGCTTTTCCAAAATATTTAAAAACTGAATTTTATGAAAAACTAAATAAAACAATTTATGAAATAAGTTTATTAGATCTTAATTGGGAGATAATACAATTACATAGTGATGCTTTTTTTGATACAAATGAAACCTATAATACACACCCGGCTTGTGGAAGCACAGCTGCTTATTTAATATCTAGTTTTGCAATTAAAAAAATATTAAATTTTAAATTAATGGGACATTTAGATTTTCTAGAACATAATTTTATAACTTATAAAAAATATAGATCAAAAGAGAATTTATTTTATACAAATGAAAAAGAAAGTCTAAATAGAAGTATTAATAAAACAAAAAATTTCAAATATTATAGTTTATATTTAAAATCATATGCATTAGAATTATTTAATAAATATACTAATTTATTAAATTTGCGAGGAGAGAAAAAGTATGAAAATTTTTTGGAATTTAAGATATTAAAATTTCCGTATTTTAAAAAAGAATATACTGCAAACGAATTTATCGATTATTTATTAGGTTTAATTTTAACTAAAAAAATAATTAATTATATTAAATAAAATTATGAAAATAGCAATATGTATATCAGGTCAAATTAGAGAAAATTTTTCTGAATTTATTGAAAAATTAGAAAAATTTGTAATAAATAATTATAATTGTGATATTTTTTTATGTACTGATTCTATTTATAAAGAGAAATTAACTAATAAAGATATTTTTACAGATATAAAATTTATTGATTTTAATGATGATTTATATAAAAAATATAAACTTGCAAGTTTATCAATGGGATATGCAAGTTATTTTTATAAAATACATAAATGTAACAAATTATTACAAAAATATAAAAAACATAATAATGTGGATTATGATTTAGTATTACATTTGCGCCCAGATTTAATTATTAATGAAAAAATTAATTTTAGAAAAATAGATAAAAATACAATATACGGACCTTGGCCTAGAAATAAAATTATGAATCTCATAAATAGTATCAATATAATAAATAAATTATGTATTATAAGTGATCAAGTTTTTTATGGAAATTATAATACAATGAAAAAGTTATGTAATTTTTATAAAAACACTATTATTCCAGATAAATATATATATATTAATAACCCTGAAATTTTATTAAATTATTTTTTAAAAAAAAATATAAACTTTGAAAAAATATATGATTTTGATTATAATTATATATACAAAAATATAAAAAAATTTATTAATCAAGCAGTTTTATATGAATTATTTAATATAATAAAATTCTATTTACAAATAATTTTTAAATGTTATTTTAAAGTATTATGTTGCCAAATAGCTCTTATAATTTTATTAACATTATTATATTGTAAATTTTATAATTATTATGATATATTAATATATTTTATTTTTGGTGCATTTATTTCAATATATTTAAATGCTAGTATAATATTAATTAAAAAATATAAAATATGTACTTCAATAGAATTTACTAAAAAATATATTAATGATATTTTTAAATTATATAAAAAATATACAAATTTTAATGAAGAAAACATTTGTAAAATAATGTATATATTTGGAATAATCATTCATTTATTATTTCCATTAGTCGTATTATATTATGTTAAAGATTATATAAAAAATTCTATTAAAACTGAATATGCATATGTTAAAGCATTTATAATATTTATAATTTATGTTTTAATTAATATTTATATTATTGGTAGTTTTAAAGTTTATAATAAATCATTAGAATTAACAAAAACACACTTTAATATAATAATAACTTCTATAATTTTAACCTATATAGCTTTATTATATTATTTTGAATCTATAAAAAATAGAATAAATTATTTGTAATATAATTTAAAATTTAATAAATTGTATTTATTAAATTAATGATTTTTTATAAAAAAATATTATTTTTTATAATAACATTATTTATAGTATTTATTAGTTATACAAATTATTTTAAATATAATGATAATATACTTTATTTTAATACGGATATTAGTAATTCTGAATATTTAGTTGATTTATTAAATAAAAAAGGTTTTCTAAAAAATCCCGAATTAAATTTTAATAATTCCAGTTGTAAGGTTTTTAATTTTATAGATATTTCGAATAATTGTAATAAATTTATAAAAAATTATCATAATAAAGAGTTTTTAGAAAAAATAAAAGAAATAATAAACGAAAAAAAATTATATTTTATGGATCATACTATAGAACCATTACATATAGCGATGCAACTTTATCAAGAAAATGATTTTATGGGTTATCATTTTGATACTAATTTTACGCTTGGAACAAGATATACTGTTTTAATTCCATTATTTATAAATGAAAAAAATGATAGTTTTTTAACTATAAAAGATAAAAATAAAAATGAAAAAAAAATAGAAATAAATATTGGCCAAGGAATAGTTTATAACGGTGATAAAGTTATACATAAAGTTTCAAAACAATCAAAAGATGGTAAAAGAATAAGTTTAATAATAAATCTAACAACAAATCCAAATTATAGTTTTATTGGAAAATATTTACAAAAAATACGTAATTATATGTTTATCAATTATACATGGTAATGAAATAAATAATTAATATTAAAAATAATAATAAATAATAAATAATAAATAATAAATAATTAATATTATATATTATTAGAATAACATAAATAACTATGAGTTATGAACAAGAAAATCAATTTGAACCAAAAGTTTTTTGTAATAAAGGTAATATGATTTTAAATGAATTTATTATACCAGATACATTAGAAAAAGCATATAATTTAAAATTTGATTTTAAAAAGTTAAATCCTTCAAAAGTAAATATAAAAGCATTATTAAGTCCGTCTATTTATGATTTAATCGAACAAGTTACACCTGATTTAGTTGAAAAAATTTATATTTTAAATGTTTTAAATGAAAATGAAACAGATGTGTGTTTATTATTAAAATCATTTGGAAAAGAAGTAGGTATTAAACCAAAATATATGATGTTTAGAACATCACGTAGTATTAATTTTTTTTCTGATACGATAGTTTTTTACAATAAAGATATTACACTAATAGACCCAACCAAACTATTATTAAACAATTATTTAAAACAAATACAAATAGATACCAATAACTACGAACCAATTATTTTTAATTATGGTAAAACAGTTATCAATTTGTATAATTTAGAACCTCAAGAATTGTCAAGGTTAAATAATGAACAACCATTAACATCGTTAATAGATATAAATTTTTGCATAGATTTTATTGCAACAATAGAAGATGATTTACCAATATATATGCAAAATATAATAGGTCTAATGTTTAAAAAAATATTTTATAATTTAAAACAATTCATAGATAGTTTAAATGTTTGATATTAAAATATTAAAATTTAAAAATATAAATATTTAAAAATATAAATAATAATGTTTGCAATGAAATCAAAAACAAAAGAATTTTTATTATTAGCAAATGAATACAAAGAAGAAGAATTTAATAATTGTTATAATTATAATTTAAAAATCATAAATACTTTTTATTCGTTTTTAAGATTAAGTTATTTGATTTATGTAGTAGCCAAAGAAATAACATTATTTTATTCAACCAATTATATAAATAAAGTTTATAAATTACCACCATTAGAACAATTAAATTTAACAAAAAATATTACAAGTAAATTGGAACAAATAAATATTATATATGTTAAAATATTTCAATCATTATGCTTAGATAATAATATATTAAATGAAAATGAAAAAGAATATTTATTAAAATATACAGATAATGTCCCATATCATAACGATGAAATAGAATATAATGTTTTGAATGAATTAGAAGAAAAATATGGTATAACATTGGAAAACATTGAACCAATAAATGCTGGTACTATTGGTTTGGCTTTTAGTGGAATACATAAAAAAGAAAATGATTCAAAAGTAATAATTAAAATATTGAAAAAAGATATTACAAATAAAATAAATAATGCTCTACAAGAATTATTATTGGCTAGTTATATTTCACAATTTATTCCTTTCTTAAATAATTTAAATTTATATAAACTTATATTAGATAATAAAGAAAGTTTTTGTAACCAAGTCGATTTTATTAAAGAAGCAAATAATATAGAATTATTTACTTCAAAAAATAAAAATTTGTCGTGTTACAGATTTCCTAAAGTATATAAAAATATTACTAACGAATATAACAATATAATTGTTATGGAAAACATAAAAGGATTAACAATAAATGAAGTTAAAGTCATGGACCAATCTATAAAAGATGAATTTGGTAAATTATTTGTAAAATTCGGATTAATTAGTTTATTATACAACAATGCTATTCATAGTGATTTACATTCTGGTAATATATTTTTCTATAAAAATGAAGATAGTTTATTAATTCCCCAATATCAGTTAGGATTAATAGATTTTGGAATATGTACTTTTCCATCAAAAGAAAATCAAAATATTTATTATACTTTTTTAGTTGAAGTATTATTAAATAAAAATTATCGCGACGTTGAGTCAATGTTAAAAGGTATAATAAATGAAAAAGAAAATTATGAAATATTAAATAATCATGAAAAAACAATATTTAAAAATAATTGTATAAAATGTTTTGAAAAGTTTGAATCAAAAGATTTAGATGTTAATTTTTTGTTTGAATTAAGTAAAATATTTAAAAAATATAAATTTACTTACACAAAAGAATTTAATGAAATTATTATGGGTTTTTATATGGTAAATAATCTTGCAAAAGAATTATGTAGTAATTTTAACAAAACACAAAAAGAAGTAATAAATGAATTAACTCAAATAAATAAAATTATAGAAATAATATAAAAAATTGATAAAAAAATATTTAAAAATAATTTAATGTTATAATACAATATTAATTTATTAATAAAATGGAAAAAGCTGATGCCAATGAATCAAATGAAACCACTGAAAAAAAAGAATCACCAGTATTTATTTTAATTGATACCAGTTATTGGATATTTTATAGATATTTTGCTATTATACAATGGTGGAAGCATGCAAATACTGATGTTGAATTATTTGAAGACCCATATGAAACTCCCGAGTTTGTAGAAAAATTTAATAAAACATTTTTAGATTCAATAAATGCATTCAAAAAAAAACATAAACTACATAAACAGCGTTCGAAACCAGCAACTCCAACTCAAGTTATTGCATGTCGTGATTGTCCCAGAGGCGATATTTGGCGTAATAAATATTATGAAGATTATAAGGCAAATAGAACGAAGGACGATTCATTTATGGGCGGGCCGTTTTTCAAGCATGTTTATAAAGATAATAATAAACTCCTTTTTGAAGCAGGAGTAGACCAAGTATTACAGTTTCCTAATTTGGAAGGAGATGATATTATTGCAATTACAAAAATTATTATTAGGAGCAGACATCCAGATGCAACCATTTATATTATTGCAAATGATCATGATTATTTACAGATTCTAGACGATGATACACATATTATTAATTTTCAATATAAAAATTTGGCTGAATCAAAAAAAGTATTTCCAGAAGCAGAAAAAAATTTGTTTTATAAAATTGTGTTAGGGGATAAATCAGATAATATTATGCCAGTATTTAAAAAATGTGGTCCAAAAACTTGTGAAAAATATTATAATGATCGGGAATTGTTTGGAGAAGCGTTATTAAAAGAACCTGGGTCCAGTGAAAAATATTTACTCAATAAAACTTTAGTATCTTTTACAGAAATTCCAAAAGATTTAATTAATGGATTTTTACAAGACAATAGAGAATTTATTCTTGGACTATAAATTCACAGGTAAATCACAAGTTACAAAATTTGCTTCTCCTAAAGCATTCCATTTTACCATTAATATAATTACTTCTACACCTTTTTTTAATGCATCATTAAAAGCTGCTTTATAAGTTGGATCAATATTTGATGCTTGAAATGACCCACTATCTGTTCGTTGAATAACAAAACAAATAATTGGTCTAACAATTTTTGAAATAGTAACTTCAGCCAATTCATTGATATGTTTTAATGCGCGTTCACTAACAACTGCACCTTTTGTTTTTCTATAACCATCTGGAAAATATGAAATTTTTTCATTAAATTTCATATTTTTAAATGCATCTGCTTTAACAAGCTTTTTCTTTTCTACGTGATTTACATCTGCAAAATCACTTAATGGAACATTTTTAACTTCTAAAATGAAATATTTGCCGGCATCATCAATTCCTGCAAAATCAAAGCGCGAGTTTCCTAGATTTACTTCACGTCTATATTTTTTAATGTTTTGTAAAGTAGGAAAACAATTGTTTGTTAGTGCTTTTTCTACTAATGTTTCTGCTAATTTAGGATCAACTCCAATAATTTGATTATTTATATATTTTTCTTCTTTGATTAATTTTTCTTCATAAATTTCTGCCAAATAAACTTTATAAGTGCATACTTTTGATTTTGATTGCGGACAATTAGATAACATAGGGGAAGCATAAACATAACAATCTTTTTCACATAAACCACAACAACCTAAAGACGCACAATGAGCTTGAACAATAGAACCATCTTCAAGTTCAATATCAGCGACATATGGAGTTTTGCAAATCTTTGATGGACGACTAATAATTTTTACTTTAATTAAATCATTTAACTTTAAAAGCTGCATCTTTTTTATATTTAGTTTTAGAATTATTTTATTTTAATTTTTATAAAATTAAATATTTAAAATCAATTTTATTATTAATTTATAATTAGTATGATTTTTAAACATATTTTATATTTGTTATTATCTTTAATTAATAATCAAATTATATATTGTTTTGATTTATGTCTTCTTGGTGCAAGCAGTGATTTAGGTAAAGAAATTATTTTTCAAGGATTAAATAATAAAAATATTAAAATTTTAGCACTAACAAGTAATCCAAATAATATTATATTACCATATAGAGGTGGTGGTTTGAATAATAAAAACAAAAATTTATTATTAAGAAGTCCTAATTTAGAAATTTATGAATATAAAAATTTTATTAACTATAATTTTTCTAATATAGTTTTAACCAGCGGAGCAAAACCTTTTCAAAATGATTATTCCGATATTTTAACAAAAAATATTTTAAATTGTGAGTCATTAACACTAGAAAATATTTTTTTAATAAGTGCTTATGGGGTTGGAAATAGTCTTTCTAATTCAAATCCTGGAATTAAAATTATGAATAATTTATATTTACAAGATGTTTATAGAGCAAAAAATGCCCAAGAAGAATTATTAAATAATTATAAAAAAAATAATCCTGAAACAAATATTAAAATTTTTAGACCAAAAGGTTTATCATATGGTATAAATATTTATGGATTAAAATCACGTGAATCATTAGCAAATGAAATTTTAGAAATTTTATTTTAAAAAATTTAATCAGCTACTTTATAAAAGTTATAATCATAATCGTAATAAACTTTTTCTATAAATTTATAACTATTAGACCATTCATTTGGAGAGACGAGAGACAATAGTTTTTGATTATGTTCATTTAAATAAACATAATAATAAGTACCAGGAACTTTGCGAAAATTGCATTTTACTTCTTTTAAATTGTCATTTAAATCGTGATTGCTAAGAATATTTAATGCTTCATTCTTTAAAAAATCCATTTGTTTTGCTATCATTTCTAATTTACTATAAGTAGCATAATTTGAACGTATATTTGTTAAAGCATTATATTCTTTTGTTTCATTATTTCGTATATTAACCATTTCAAATAAACGTTCTAAGGTATCTTTATTAATATTTGAGAGAGCCATATTATTTTATAATAAATTAGTTTTTAATATAAAATAATTAATTTTATAAACAATAATAAGTAATAAATTTTAAATAATAATTTTTATAATTATTATTATCTAAGTTGATGCAGGAAGTTTGTCACTAATAAATCTTTGTAATTCACCTGTAGTTCTATCTGCGTTAAATTCACTTGTTGAACCATCTTTTTTTGTTAAAATAACTGTTGGGTAACCTTTTACAGTTGATGGAGCATTAGCTGATTCAACTTTTTCAAAAGTAATTGGAGGAGTTCCGCTATAATTGGTTGTAAATTCTTCCCAAATTGGATTGAATTTGTCACAATGACCACATCCATTCATATGATAAAAAGTTAATTTGTTTTCCATATTTGCATTACCTTCAATTCTGCTAAATAAACCACCTCCCATAAACATATTAAGTAAATATCCACCAACAAATACTACTAAAATTATTCCAATTAATGAACCAATTGTGTGTTTATTCATAGCAGTTTCAACTGATTTTAAAGATACTTTTGGCATTTTAAGTTTAGAACCACTTCTCATTTTTTGCTTATAATATAGTATTATATAATATTTTATTTGAAAAAATTAAAAATTAAAAATAAAAAATAAAAAATTAAAAATTAAAAATTAAAAATTAAAAATTAAAAATAAAAAATTAAAAATTAAAAATAAAAAATTAAAAATTAAAAATATTGCTTTATACTAATAGTTAATATGTTGGTTAAAAATACCATGTTAATTTCTTTTTTAGCACAAATAGTAACATTATTTATTGGAATAAATGCTCAATTTGTAATCTTAGACCCAAAAGATGTTATTTTAAAACAAGCATTAGCATTAGAAAATGTCGTTCAATTTATAGAAGGTAGTTTTTATTTATGGTTTATTTTATTTTATTTAAATAATGTTGATAAAATAGATATTGCTAAATATAGATATTATGATTGGTTTTTAACAACTCCAACTATGATTTTATCCGCAATCGTATATTTTCAATATAATAATTTAAAACATCAAGATACAGAATTTACTTTGTTAGAGTTTTTAAAAAGTGATAAAAATAAAGTTTTAGAACTATTTGGATACAATTTTGCAATGTTAGCAATTGGATATTTACAAGAAATAGGATTAGTTCATATTGCTTTATCAACATTTATAGGATTTGGGTTCTTTTTTATGTTATTTGTTCAAATGTATAATTATTACGTAAAACAAAGTAGCACAAATTATTTAATTTTTTATTTAATGGTGTCAATATGGTCATTATATGGAATTGCTGCCATTTTTAAATTCAAATTAAAAAATGCTTGTTATAATATATTAGATATATTTTCAAAGAACTTTTATGGATTATTTTTAGCTTATTTAGTTTTTTCGTTACGAAAATAAAAATAAGTTAAGCATAAGGCTGTCTAAATTTTAATTTATTATGATAATATTCACTTAATGCAGTATTTTTTTTGAAACTATATGTTTTATACGGAGTTTTACGAATACATAATCCTACTTCAATCCATCGTAATAAAAATCCTATAAATTTACCAACATATTTCCATGCTAATTCTAGTATATATATCATATATTAAATATATAATTTAATTTTTACAAAAATTATATAGTTATAATAAAACTATATAATTCGTATATGTTAATACATAATAAAAATTTTAAAAAAATAAAAAATTTTAATAATTTAAATAATATTTTATTAATTTAATTGTTTTAGTTTTTAAGTTAATTTTTCTTTTATTTTTATGATATTTTGATGTATATTTTTTAAATTTTTTATTATTATTTTTATTATTATAATACATTTTACTAAATATTTTCTTTTTCTTAATTTTTTTATTTTTTTTAATTATTAATTTTTTATCTTTTTTTTCTTTTTTCTTAATATTTTTTCTTCCACCAATAACCAAATTTTGATCATCACGAACATTTTTATCATCAAGAACTATTTCATCATCAACTTTTTTTAAATCATCGTTTGGTTTCGTATATTGTTTTTGTTTTTGATTTTTTTCAGGATTTTCATCAATAAAAGGAACTTCATCAATAAGCGGAACTTCATCAATATTTTTATTAGATTTTAATAAATTTTTAAAAGTATTTTCACTATAATATTCTTGCAATAAATCTTTAAATAAAATATCTAAATTATTTGCACTGTTATTACAATTAAAAAATGATTCAAATTTTTTGTTAAAAGTAATTTTTTCATCTATTTTATTTTTAACATAACAATATACATCTAAATAAAAATTTAAAGTTGTACCCACATCACTATATGCTAATCGGTTATCAATATTTTTATAAGCAACATATAAAACAGGGGATTTTTGATCTTTTTCATATTTTTTTTTTCGTTGTTTTGTTATATTTTTATTTATTTTTGCTTCTGTAATTTGATAAAATTTTTTATTTAAAAATAATATATTATTTTTTTTAAAAAATAGTTCATTTATATAGTTTTTTCTTATATATTTTTCTATGGTTTCATCATGTTCTATAACTTCTTTTTTACTAGAATCAATAAATTTACCGTTATTTATATGTTGAAATAGTTTATTATTTATAAAAATTTCATTAACATTACTCGGTTTAATTTTTTTAAACAATACATCATTTTTTATAAGAAATGGAAACTGACTTATTATTTTTTTAACATCTAATCTATGATTATATATGATATATTCACTTAAATCATTTTTTTGAGAATAAATAGATGAACTATAGGGTATATATTTTTCAACATAAGTATCTTCATCTTCTTCTTTTTTCGATTCACTTGTTTGTTTTTTATCTTTATCTTCTTTTTTCTCATTAGATATTAGTTTTTCATCATTATTTATAATATTAATATTAAATCTTAGTAGACTTGTTTCTGGTATATCTTCAAATGTTACACTATAAATAAAAACTATACCCCGAAATGATGGATATAATTTTGGTTGTGGCATTGGTTCAATGTTTAATATTTTTTTGTATGGAGAACCTCTTAAAATTGTATTAAAAATTATTGTATCTTTTATTATATAAAGTTCGGTTAATAGTTTAAAAATATTATAATATGTAATAATTTGCTTAAATGGTTTAACACGTTGTGTTATATGATTTATTAAATCTTTTTTATTTTTTTTTAATTTATTATAAATATCTTTATCAATATATTGTGCATAATCATAAATTATTGATTCTAATTTTTCTTTATTATTGTAGTATTTTGGTTTTTTTGAATTATACTCGTCTATGTCGCGACTATTTAGACTTGAAGATGAATATAAGTCTTTATTAAATGTGCTAACCTTATCATAATCTTCATCTAATATATTAAATAATTTTTTAATTTGTCTACCATTTTCATTATTTATATCAAATAATTTCATAAAGTTTTTGTTTTTAAATTCTTCAAAAATATTTTCTTGTTTTTGTTCTTCTTTTTCTTTATCTTTTTTTATTTTCATAACTTTGGTATAAAATTTACTTTTTTGTGATAAATCGAGATTTGTTTTATCCAAGATTATGGCTAATTTTTCTAATATGTCACCTATTTTTCCAAAATTAAATTGTTTTATTACTTCTATTTCTTCTATATTTTTTTGTACATTTTCATCTTTTAATATTGTATTTATTTTCTCTATAATTTTATTAATTATAATTTCATCTGTCTCATTTATTTCCCTGATAATTTTTAATAACTCATCTTTATTAATTTTTTTTTTTTGTGTGGACCCAACATTAAAAAATTTATCAATTATATCAATAAAAAAATCTTTTATATCTGTATAAGAATCTTTTATATCTACTTCGTAATTATTATCTTCGAACATATTACTTTTTAGATGTTTAACAAAGTTGTCAAATTTTAACTCTTCATTTTTGCTTTTATCTTTTCCTTCATTAATTATTATTTTATCCAAAATATCTAAATCTATATATTTATTGCTAAAAGGTATTGCTAAATTCATTATATTAGCTTTTTGATCTGCCTTGTTAATAGCAAGTTTAATTTGATCACGACTTTGTTGACCCGTTTTATCATCTTGCTTTGATTCTGCATACTTATCAATTATATTATCATAAAAATTTTGATTTCGTATAGCCACGTGTGAAAACTCTCCTTCATTTAAAATACTATAATTATAATTGACATATTTTTGTAGTTTTTTATCAAAATATTTATATTTTAATTGAATATTTAATTTTAATGGGTTATTGTCGCTCATATTATTAATAACTATTATATTATTAATATATAATAAATATTATGTTAAATCATTATAACTAATATAATATTTATTTAATGTTTATTTAATGTTTATAGTTTATTTAACATTGCTGATTTTAAATTTAATTTTTCTTCTTCTTTTGCCTTTTTTAATATTTCATATGCTTTATTTAATTCTTCTTCGCTTACTTTTCCATCACCGTTACTATCTATTACATTTTCTAATTTTTTATAACTTTCCGGCAAAATACAGTATTTTGAATTCTCATTAAATACAAAATTACTTAATATTATAAATACGGCTGTTATAATAAATGCAATAATCAAATCACGAGAACCCATAAATGCTATTGTGAAAATTAATACTTCGCGTGCTATATTTTTAAAAATCATTTCTTGACCTTTAGTCAATTCTAATTCAATAAAACGAGAACCTATATTCATAAAAATCATCATTAAACCGATAAATAATTTACTTGTGCTTAAATTTTCTAAAAATTGTGTAAAGTTAAATTTACCATTTTTTAATGATGAATTATTTTTTTTATTTTTATTGTCCTTATTATTAAATATATAATTAAACATAAACATTTTATTAACTTTAATATAACTTTAGATAAAATTATTATTTAAAATTTTAGTAGTTTTATAAAATATTATTATCTTTTTTTTTTATAAGAGTATGTATCAATTAAATCCATCAACATTAGATTCAGACATTAATTCGGGTCCAAGTGGTTCATTATATAAAAAACCGACTAATAATAGAACTTATAAAAACAAACCCCAAGTTAATTTTTCACCCGATACAAACATTAATCAAAATCAAAATCAAAATCAAACAAAAGAAAAGATTAATAATGTTTCTAAATTAATATCAAATTTACATTCTTCCACAGAAGATGAAAATGATAATATTGAAGATAATAATTTTAATGAAGGACTCAATGCAATGTTTCCTTCATATCCCAGTGATACAAATAATGCTTCTAATCAAAATATAATCAATAATGAACTAAATAAAATGAATTCAATGCCTGATAATAATATTAAACCCAATGATTATTTAGCTTCTAAAATAAATAATGTATATTCTAATTTAGATGATGGTTACAAATCAAACTTTGATTACATCACTTCTATGACCAATATGAATTCAAATGGTTCAAATAAACTTTTAAATAATACCGATTTATTAAGTAAATTGGATTATATTGTCCATCTTTTAGAAGAACAACGTAATGAAAAAACAAATACTATTACCGAAGAACTTATTTTATATTTATTTTTAGGAATCTTTATCATATTTGTATTGGATTCTTTTGCTCGTGCTAGTAAATATGTCCGCTAAATACTTTTATTATTTTTAAAATATTTTAATAATAATAAATTTTTTATTTTTTGAAAACATATAAAAAATCATTAGCAAATCCACCATCTTTCATATCTATTTTTTCCTTTAATTCAAATCCTTTAGCTAAAGCTTTGCTTACTATTTCATCTATGCTTAGCATATACATATTTAATTCATTTTTACGCACACTATGTGTTTTAAAATTTTCAAATTTTTCTTTATATGTTGCATATGGAATATTAGGATTTTTGTTATCATTGTGTTGCTCATTTACTACATAATCAGATACATATTCAAAATCATTGGAAAATTTAACAATATGTTGTTTTGGTTGCTTACCATAATCATCTGAATTAAATAATACTTTATTATTATTTATAATATATGGTGTAAATTTTTCTTTATTTACAAGATTTAATATTAATAAACCATTATCCATTAATAAAGTATGACAATTTTCAAAAAATTTATCTTTATCTTGCATTAAATATATTGTACGTCCTAAACACATTATATGTGAAAAACTATTATAATCTAAAACATCGCCTTTTAAAAAATCTCCTTTTATAAATTCACATTTAGGATAATTAGTATTTGCCTTTTTAATCATTGATTTAGATTTATCTATTCCTATTACGTCGTAACTTTTTTTATTTAATAAATCTACATGATTTCCAGTACCACAGCCAACATCTAAAATTTTAGTAAATTTGTTTTTTTTTTCTAAACCAATCACTTTTCCAATTTCATAATTATTTTTTTTTTGATTTAAATGTATGCTATCATAATAATTAGAGTAAAAGTCATCGTACATTGACATATCTCTCTTTATTTCAAAAAAATTGGATTCATCTAAAATATTTAATTTGCCATTTTCAAAACCTTCATAATTATAAGGTTTAACACTATTTCCGAAATTATTAACTATTATAAATAAAAAAGTTAATACTAAAAATAATAAAAATATTTTTTGTATTGATTTTAATCTCTTTAAATTTTTATATGTTCTATAAATAATTCTAGTTAATTTATATAAATAATAATTAATTTGATTTATCATATTTATTATGTATTAATATTATATTTTTAATGTTTGAATATATTAATTTTTATATAATATGGATACTAATAGTATAAATGATACACGCGATGATTTTAGAAATATAACTTTTTCCGGATTTCAAAAATCCAAAGCAAAACAAGAATTACTTAATTGCTTATATAATGGCAAAATAGAAAATGCTTGTTATTGGGGAGCAGAATTTATTTGTTCAAATCATTATTTAGAACTTTGGGATATAATTATACTTTATTATTGCAAATTTATACATTGCGGTAATGTTAAACTTCCAATATATTTATCAATGCGTTATAATAATTTTGTTACGATTTTACATAACGGATATAATACAAATACAGTACCAATGCGTAATAATAAAAAAATTAGAAAATTATTTGCTGAAATAATTTGTATATTATGCTTTTCCAATAAAAAACATACTTATAGCGAAGTTAAATTGAATAAAACTGAAGAATTTGATTTAACAAATATTAGCAGTAAATTTAAAGCGCCAAATATGCATTATTTGGATAATGTTTTTAAAGACGATGACCCTAAAGAATTATTAATACCATTTAATGAATTAATATATAATTTGGTAAATAAGAATATAATAGATACTTGTTATTGGTATGAATGGATTATTGAGTACGAAAATATATGTAAAAAAAAGAAGAAAAAATGTGTATGTCAAGCACGGGCATATGCTCCGAATGGGCATCATAATGATATAATATGGATAGTATGGGACGCTATTTTTTATTATGCAAATCCAGAGAATCAAAGTTTAATAAATGATAATATTAATAATATTAATAATACAGAAAATGCTAATATTGTTTATAAAATCATAAAAGCATTATATGAGTTATTTATTATAAGATATAATACACCTATAAAACGAAAACGCAAGTTTATTATTTATTTTTGTTTTTCATTATTAACTGAAAATCATAATTTAAATGTGCAAATTACAAATAAAAATGGAGAAATAGTTGCAATAACAGAAAAAATAGATGAAATTTATAAACAAATAAAGAAAAATGAAAAAAATCCAGGAACTGATTATTTATTTAATAATCTTAAAAAATCTAATCTTGAAAAAACAATAGAAAAAATTGAAATGATTAATAATATCTAATTTTTTATTGTTTTTCAATTATTTTTATATTTTATAAGCATTAGGGTGTAAACTATTCTACATAAGTATAAACATGGATTTCACGTTTTCCACATCCAACTTCAAATGGAGTAACCTTCCTAATGTGTGACGAATTATGAATTAGCCATAGTGTCTTGCGACGTTTCATTGAAAGGTCTCTGTAAATATTACGAAGAGAAACCTTCTTATCGGCATTTTCCTTGAGATAATCATCGACTTCATTTGTTCCAACCATTTTATATTATTTTAATACTACTAAAAATAATATAAAAAATACTTATCAATTTTTAAATTTTAAATTTTATTTTTTATTTTTTTATTTATTCTTTTTTTTGATTTTTTTTTTATTTATTCTTTTTTAAATTTATTATTTCTTGACTACATATTTTTCACCAGCCGCATGCCTTAAAGTATAAATGCTCCTCTTTTTCCAATCAAAACCAGATGCTTTTTCACTCATTATATACATATCTCCATCTTCCAATAAAACTTCAATTCTTTTGCCAACAACTTGACATCTATGATAATATTGCCAAACAATTGGTCTGCTCTTACCTAATGAGCAAGCAATAACTTTTTTCCTTTCTCCGTCTCCATGAAATCCTATGCCACATTTTTTAACATCATAATATAAATTCCCCTCTAATTCTAAATTATTTGCTTTGGGACCAAAGAAAGTTTCTAAAGAGTCTTTCCATTTTTTAAGATTTGGCGCACTGCTTAATGCAATTATTCTACCTAATTTATTTTCATAATCTGGGTCTCCACCTTCATCACCATAACACAAATTATGCCTAGCAATTTTATTTAATACCTTATTGCGTCGCGTGTCCCAATAATGCTTATCCCATTCAAACGACAATTGCTCTTTTAACATTTCTTTACTATCAATATCACACAAATCATGCAAACCATTTTTAATTATTAAAACAGCAGCGTCTTCTATTATGCTTAAATCTTCAACATCATCTTTTAAATATTCTTTTAAATTATAAAACTGACAATTTATGCCTTTCTTTTTCAAATTTTCGTCAAATTGCTTTAACTCTATAAAACTAAACCCTACATTTGCTAGTCCATTTCCATTTTTAATCATTCCAACATGATTCTCAGATTGCTCTCCAGCAGTGATACAAATTGCAGCATTTTCCATATTTTATCAATCTTTAAAATTGATATATTTGATATATTTATTATAAATAATAAAATAATTATATCAATTTTATAAAGAAGATACATATATACTTAATACTAACTTCTATAATAAAATAATATTTTATAACCATATTTGAAGTTATATTTTTCTGGATATATATTTGGATTTTCTTTAAATATCCAATCACTATCTTTATTTATTAAAGATTTCCATTTAAATTTTGACAAACGAGAATAACTATCTCCATCAAATTTATATTCTTCTTTATTAATTGTTGCTAAACTTACAAAATGACTATTTGCTCTTGGTTTAAAATGTCCTTTATTTGTTATTATTATGGAATCTAAAACATATTTATAAGTTTTATTTTTTTGTTTTAATGTATAACTTAATTCATGGTTTGTAGTATGTTTATTATTGCCACTTATATGATCTTCTAAAATAATTATATCTGGAATTTTATAATAATTTTCAAATTTTTCTTGTAAAAATGATTGTATATTAATGTTTTCATAAATATTTAAATTCATCATTTTTAATAAGTTATAATTTAAATAATTCATTAACGTTTTATAAAACACTAACGGATTTGCTGCTTCATCTATATTTGGGACTCCATTATAAACTAACTTATTTATACGTTCATAAATTAATTTTATATAAAAATTGGTATTTAGATTATTTGTTAAACTATTGATTTTACTATATAAATTTCCGCTATTTAATTGTTTTTTCATTGTTTTATTTTTTTTCTTTTTATTTTTAATTGTTTTATTATTTTTCTCTTTGAATTCGCTTTGATTATATGATGCTTCAATAAATAAATTCAATATAAAAAACATTTTTTTTAATATTTTATCATCTATTGAAGTATTATCTATTTTTTTTCCTTTTATCATAAACTCTCTAAAAAATCTGAAAAATTTACGTCCTTTATCGCTAAAAAAAAAACTTACAAACATAGTATTAAACCAACAATTCCCATATAATTGTTTTGGAGCAATAAATTTTGAGGCATCTAAATGTTTTGAACTTTTTAAATTTTTAATTAATAATTTTTGAACTTTAATATTATCATATTTATAACATTTAGGATTTTTATTAGTACCCAAATTTATTTTAAGCAAATCATCACATAATTCTAATTTTTTTGGAGCATAAGATTTAAGTGATCTTACACTTAATCTTTTATTAATAGATGGAGAGTATGAATGTTTTGATTCTCTTTTAAATGAACTATTTTTTTTCATTATATTAATGCGACTTAAATTATAATTATAAAAAAATAATGTAGTTACTTTAAATAAAAAATATTACTTATTTATAAATGCAAAGTTTTCGCAAAAGCCTAACTAATAAAACAAGTAGTTTAAAAAATTCATTATTACCAGATGAAAATAATTCATTTAAACAAAGTATGTCTAAACCTGTTACTTCAGTAATGGAAAGAATGAGTAGCGCCAAAGATTCTTTAAAATCATTTACCAAATCCGGAACAGAAGTTGTAGGAAATGTGGCACAAACAACTACAGGATTTTTTAATATGAAAAATATATTGTTTGCTATAATAATAATATTCTTTTTAGCATTTTTAGGATTTAATATATTTAAATATTTTGCTTCTGGAACAGATATTATTACTAATTTACTCTCACCAATTATTGCTCTTTTTGGAAGTTTAACAGGAGACACCGCTAAAACAACTATTAACGAAACTTCTGGAGGTTCAAAAACATTATTAGATAAAGCATCGACTACTGGACAAACCATTTTAGATAATGTTCAACAAGGTGCAACTTCGGGAATATCTTCATTACAATATGGTTTAAACAAAACTGCTTCACAATCTACTAATAATGGAGATGATTTAACTTTGTCAATTGTTAATGCTGCAAATGCCGATAAAATGAGTGATTCTTTGAAAAAGGGCAAAAATAATGATTACGAACCAGAACCCACCCAAACAAATACATTAAATCAAGGTTATTGTTATATTGGAAAAATAAATGATACACGTTATTGTGCTAAAGTTTCAAATAGAGAACATTGTATGTCTGGTGATATTTATCCTTCAATGGATATATGTATTAATCCTAGCTTACGTGCCTAATGGGGAGAGCGCCCCATACGCGCTAGTTAAATTATTTTATAATTATTTTATAATTATTTTATAATTTTTAATTTCAAAATTTAAATAAATATTATATTAAATTTTGAAAAATTATTTTTATCTATTATAACGTGTTTTCTTTTTTTTATGTTTTCTTTTATGTTTTCTTTTTCTTGTTTTTTTATCTAATAAAACCATATATGGTTTAAAAAAGTTAAACATATCATTTCCGGTTCTATCTCCTTTATAATCTTTTTTTAGTTTTCCATTTTTAAAAACCATTATAGATGGGAATCCTTTTATTGAATCTTTTAAAGAAGAATAATCTATATAATTTAATTGTTCTGCATCTATTTCTAAAAGTACTCCATTACATTTGGATTTTTTTAATTTGGATTTTAAATATTGCCATTGTGATTTCATATTTTGGCAATGAATGCACATTTTACTAAATACACCAACAAAGCATACTTTTTTAGATAATAATTCTTGTATTTTATTTTTATCAAAATTTGAGTTATTTAGTTCTATTATTTGCATATAATAATAGCATTATATTTTTATTTTTTATTTTTATTTAGTTTATTATATTTTAACAAAATAATAGAAAATATAATATATTGTTAAATTAATTAAGTATTATGGCATTCAAATTTAATTTTAATGAACTAACACAATATAATAACGCAGCAATAGTAATAGTTTTTATTTTTGGAATGATTTATTATGCAAATTCCTATAATTTACACGAACCTATGGAAAACGCAGATTCAAAAAATAAAAAAGAAAAAAAGAATACAAAAGATTCAAAAAACATTGAAAAAAGATGTTCAAATATGTTAATAGAAAAAGATGGTGCTATTTATTTGTATAACTCTAAAATTGCATCTGTTCCCGGTGTAAATCCTTTAAAATTTGAAAATTTAGAAGAATATGCTGAATTTTACGAATGGCAAAAATCACAAAATATTGAATGTCCTCTTTTATTTTTACAATATACAACAGACACACAAAATAATGAACTCATACAAGTAAAACCTTCCATTTTTGAAAATAGCGGTGGTCTTCCTAAAGAAAAAAATCAAGCAATCCCGGGCTTAGAAGGCGAAGAATATTATGAAGAAAATAAAATGTTGGATGCTACTAGAAATTCTACACCAAATTCAAATTTTAAATTTAATAGTGGAATGTATTCCGGTTTTGACCAGCATAATCAAAATGTAGGTCTTGATACGCCTTTAGATAAAATGTTTAGTGAAAAAAATTCGAAAAGCGCCAATCCTATGGATAGACATTGGGGTGGAAAAAAACATACACAAGCCAAAGTAAACGCCGGAGATTATAAAGAACGTGAAGTCCATAAATATACTTCTTGAAAATTATAAATAATTCTTTGAAAGAAACTACTTAAAGACAATTTAGTAAGTATTTTTTATAATATGCATCATTGGTGTAGTGGTAACATGTTCGCCTTCCAAGCGATCGCCCTGGGTTCAATTCCCAGATGATGCAATTAATACATATTATTATTTAAAAATAATATGTATTTTAAATTAAACTTAAATAATAACTTAATATATAATGATTTTAACTATAGTATTAAATTTATTGGCTTTTAGTTTTAATAATAATGGCTCAAAAGATGTGGTTTTATTGCCTCCATTAAACCATATATATAAAACATCTATATATATTCCATTTGTTGGAAGTCAAAAGGTTGAATATGAACGCACTGATGTATATGTATCTCAAGTTAGATTAGATGGAATTATTAATGAATGTGGTAATGTATATTTAGATAAGCATAATTTATATGATTATACTTTTGATGAAGTATTGAAAAGAATAGTTGATAAATATAAATGTAGTTTGGATAATCCATATTATGACCCTGAAAATGATATTGTTGTATTTAAATTAAAAATAAAAGTTATCAAATTTGGTAAGACAATTATATTGAAAAAAATATAATTGTTTTTAAAATTGATTTAATATTTTATAAAATCAGTAATTATTAATTTTATAAAACAATAAAAATTTGATGCCTCGTTTTGGGAAAAAAAGAAATACTCATTATTCGGATGATTCAGATGATTCAGATGATTCAGATGATTCAGACGATTCAGATAATGAAAACAATAGAAGTAAAAATACACAATATTATGATAAAGAAGAGTTTACTACAACTTATGAATCAACGTATAATTCTCAAAATATTCCAAATACTTTTAATATACCTATTATACCTTCAGGTGGTTTAGAATATATAAATTGTTCTATATGGGATATTGAATATGATATACAAAATCTATCTAAAATTAAAAATAATATAATAATAATTAAAAAAAATTTATCTATTCTTCAATTACAAATAAAACCCAATCAAGAATTAATTGATAAAACATTCGTTTTAATTATGAAAACATATAATATTAATTAATTCAAATACTAGTTACATAACTTCCGATATATTTATTCATAGACACGCTACTTCTATGTTTTTTTACATTATTTATAAAATGTTGGTTTGTTTTATGTGTTAAAATTATATGTGGTAATATCGGGAAAATCCACCATAATTTTCCCATTTTTTTTTCCATAATTAAATCATAATCTTTATTTAAAAAATACATAGAAGCTAATGATACACTAAATCCTGTTAATAATTTTAATTTGACGTTTGACCTCATTAAAATTATTCTTAAATAATGTAATGGACTATGAAAAGTTAAAAAATGTAATTTAGCAATTATTGGAAATTTAATCCATAATCCATGCACTAATCCTACAAATGGATATTTTATTTTTTTTAAATTAATAATTTTTGATTTATATAAAATCTCATTTGGCATATCTTGAACATTATGAAAAATAGAAAACCCTATTAACAATGATTGTCTAAATAATAAATTACAATTATATACTAAAAGCGCTGAAAATAAATTATATGCTAAAGTTTCAATTGGAAAATCTATAATATTTGTGGCACCATGACCTATTACTGGAATTAATAATGGATACTTTATATTCATTATTAATTAATTTTATTATATTTTTAATATTTTTAAGTTTATTATAACAACAATTTATTAATCATCATAACCTAACGCTTTTCTTTGTTCTCTTCTCTCATATTCATCTATGTCTTCAATTATTGTAATTTTTAAACGATTATGATTATTAGGAGGAGCTATATGTCTTACTGTAGCATATAAAAATTTTTGATTATTTTGTTTAATTTCAAACTTTCTTGGATTATTTCCATGATTTTGTATAAAATACCAAAAGTCAGGATATTCGTCAAATCTACTATTCTCTTCTAATTCTTCTAATCTTAATTCTAATTTTCTTTTTACAACTTCGCTCATTGGTTCTGTTCTACTTTCAAAATCTTCCTTATCTACTAATATATATTCAATATAGTTTTTTTTTTCATATTTAGCTTGATCATATAGAGAGCTTAACTTTCTTTTTTTTCCTCTTGCTGTTTTTTTTCTTTTATTCTTTTTTTTACCACCTTTTCTTGTTTTTCTTAAATTCATAATATATATATATTATAAATTATAAATTATAAATTATAAATTATCGCGTGCGGAGTCGCCAGACGGCTTAAAGCGATATCCCCGCTTATAAATTATCAATCATAGATTTTATACTTGTTGAGAGAGATGTATAATTTTTACATTTTAAACACATATCACTTGCATCATCATTTACAAGTGCGTCTAAATCTAATGCTTTTACACCTTTATTATCTTCTATCATCATCATCATACATTTTGCACATTCTAAATCACTAATTTTTTTTGTTTTTTCTAAAATTTTCTTAACTTCTTTTGTTCCCTTTGAACCTCCTAATTCTTCTGTTAAACCTTTAAGCTTTCTATCAATTAAAACAAATATATCATCTTCTTTTTCTATTTTTTTACTTGAACCTAAACTAAAGCCTTCAACTATTCCAGGATTTACGAGAGAACCATTATTTGAACTTCTGTTTGAATTTGAATTTAAATTTGTATGTTCTCTAAAATGAAGCCGATTTATTATTGAATTTTTGAAATTCATACAATAAATTATTACAAAAAGAAATAAGGCTATTAATAATAAATAAGAATAGTTTTGAAGTGTTTTATAATCAAATTTCATTATATATATTATAATAATTAAAATAATATATATTTATTCTTTATTTATTCTTTATTTAATAAATAAAGTTTAATAGAAGCAATAATATTTTTAGAAATTTTACGATTATTATTTTCAGTTTTGAGAGAATCCAAGCAAGTTTCATCTTTTGTCAAATTATTTACTAAATTATTTATAGTTTTATGAGTATTCATTATAGTAGTTGCACTAGTTATACTTACACCTGGAACCTGCATTAACATCAAAATATCAATATTCTCTCGCGTTATATTAGATTTTTTAGTATTTTTAATATTTGCTAAATAATTGTCTTCTTTATTTTCTATTTTTAAATCTTCATTTTTTTCTAGTTCTTCATTATTACTTACTAAATTGTTATTACAATAAAAACCTACTTTATCTTTTTCTCTCAAAAATTTATTTACAAAACTATAAATTATTTCTGCACTTTCTACAGCATTTAAACTATTAAATACAGAAAATCCTTTAAAATAACTCAAAGAAAAGAGAGAACTATATAAAGTATTTTTAAAAGACTTGTTTTTATAATTTATAATTGAACCTTCAATTAAATAATAAATATTATGATTTGCTAAAGTATTTTGAGAGAGCCTATAAGATTGTTCATTATAACGCCCATCTTTGATACTAGCCTCTAAATCAGCGAGAGACTTTCGTTCAATAATTATTATGTTTTGTTCATTTTTTTCATCATATAAAACAAAATCGCCTAAATCTAAACTTTTTATTTCTATAGTTATTTTGTTTTTTGAACTATTATTTATAAATTCTAAAGAATCTATAATCGCTTTTGGCTCTCTATTATCTATATATAATTTCATTAAATTTATTAATTAATTAAATTATATAGTAAAATTAATATGTGTTTAAATATTTAATATAAATAAATTAAACAATTTAACCAAGCATTGATTTGCCTATTCTAAATTGAGATACATTTTTAGAAAAACCAATATGTTGAATACAACTTTTTCCGTGCGGCGCACCAACAGTACCATTATCTCTGTTAAACCCGCAACCTTGAGCACGATCTGCTTCACTTACATCAATATCAGCACCACCATCTATAAATCTTAATCCATTTGCAGCAATTCTTGCAAATTTATATCCATTTAAACCAGTTATATGTGGTCTAACACCTGTTGTTGGTGCTAATCCAGCTAATGAACCAAAAACACTTGTACGATTTGTTTGTCTATTGCTAGCACCAATTAAATTTGGACGTGGCATTTTTTTATAATATTAATAAATATTTTTTTTTCTAAAAAATTGTTATAATAATTATATAAAACTATTATTCTAAATAATCATAATATTAATCTTAAATGGCTAAAAATTTTATTAATAAAGTATTAGAAGATAATAGCGATGAATCAGATAATGATGCTAATATTTGTGTAAATGATGTCGTCAGTGATGAATTAATATTTAATCCATATAATCATTTAAATAAAGAAATTAATATTGGCGATGTCCAAGAATTACTTAAAACTTATGGTATTTTTACTAAACCATTTAATATGGAACTTTATAAACGTGCATTTATCCACAGATCATATACAAAAAGACCTAAATTAGAAAATGAAGAAGCCAATGTTACTATTGTTGAAAAACCCGAGGATTGCTTACCTTTAAAAACCAAATCCAATGAACGACTTGAATTTATCGGCGATGGAGTATTAGAATGTATCACAAAATATTATTTATATAAACGTTTCCCTAAAGCAGATGAAGGTTTTATGACAGAAAAAAAAATTGCATTAGTAAAAAATGAACATATTGGTAAATTAGCTTATGAAATGGGTCTTCATAAATTTTATATTATTTCAAAACATGCAGAAGAAAAAAATATTAGAAATAATCTTAAAAAATTAGGTTGTTTATTTGAAGCGTTTATTGGTGCAATGTTTTTAGATTTTAACCGCATTAAAATAGATGATGAATATGGTTGGTTTAAAAATGTGTTTTCAACTGGTCCTGGATTACAAATGGCTCAAACATTTATTGAAAATGTATTTGAAAAACACGTTGATTGGACAAAATTAATTAACTATGATGATAACTTCAAAAATATATTGCAAGTAATTATTCAAAAAGAGTTTAAATTAACTCCTGATTATGTTGAAATTAAAGTTCCAAGCATTAATTATGATGAAATTGATATTAGCGATAAAACATATGCTATGGGAATTTATATTTCATTTGGACAAAATATTCATAATGCAAATATTAGTAGTGCATATAAATTTGATAATTTAAAATCATTTAAGGCAATCCATGAACTATTAGAAAAAAATGATAAACTATTAGTATTTTTAACAAAAGCGGAACATAAAATCAAGAAAAAAGCCGAACAAATGGCTTGTGAAAATGCAATTAAATTAATTGAAAAAATTAATTGAAAAAATTAATTAAATAAATTAATTAAATTTATTTAATATTTAGTATCTTTTATTTTTTTATATCTTATTAAATAATTATCTTTATGTTTATATAAAGATGTCAGATGCCGTTCCAGTGAAAAAGACAGAGACAGAGACAGAGGCAGAGACAGAGACAGAGACAGAGACAGAGGCAGTGAAAAAGACAGAGACAGAGACAGAGGCAGATATAGAGGCGAGAGCAGTAAGGATCGCATTGCATTTATCGGCACATGCATTGGTGGAAAAGGTGGTGACGAGGAAGACGAAGACGTTGTGTTGCTTTGAGAAGCCAAAGCGACCCATCGATATAACGGATATGTTAGTGCCAAACCACCTCGCTCCAAACATCAAAAACTTCTACTCGCGCCTGGTGAGGATGGGGCGGGCGAGTGTCGACGACAAAAGTATACTGAAATCAACGAAGAATATGAAAGAGATGCCGATTACGCTTGAAAAGGCGGCAGAGCAGGCAGCATCAGAAACGATATCGTTTTTTCAGATAAAGAATACGATTAAGGAACATCTGAAGAGGCTTAAAAAAGAGGAAGAGACATATGCAAAAGTGGTAAAGGTGAAAAAAATAGGGGACAAGATGATGGATGTGAGTATTAAGTCGACGAATAAAGAGGTGAAACAGGCAAAGCATAATAAGCTCATCAGCGGCTACAACCTCTACTACGAAACCAAACAGCCCGAAGTTCTATACGCGGCGGAAAAGCAAATCAAAGTTAAGAATAAGACCATGGATAAACTTGTCCTTGACACGTTTACTGATAAATTGTATTGGGGCAAGGTTCCGGCAAGTCCAAAAGAATCTGACATCAACACGTGCATCCTCGAAAATTGGGAGGCTCTTAGCGAGGATGAGCAGGAAAAATGGGCAGCGACGGAGCGTGGGTTCGTGGTGAAGAAGGCCAAGAATGCCAAGGAGAGGGCGGTCAAGGCGAGTGGCCTTCAGGTTGGCATGTTGGAGGCGGGGTGGTCGCAGGCGGGGGCGGAGGCGGTGGCGAGGGCGGAGATGGCGAGGTCGGCGTATGAGTGGGTGGCGGAGAGGGGGGAGGCTCGGGCGGCGGCGGTAGAGGCGGCGGCGAAGGTGGCGGAGGCAAGGGCGGCGGTGGCGGAGATGGTGGAGGCGGCGAAGGGGCCGGGAGCGACGGCGGCGGTGGAAGGGGTGGCGGCAACGGGGGCGGAGAGGGAGGCGAAGGCGAGGGCGGTGGTGTTGGAGGAGAATGCAAGGGCGGCGGTGGCGAAGGCGGTGTTCGCGATGGCGGAGGAGAAGGCGGAGGAGAAGGAGGCTCAGAGGCTGGAGGAGGCACAGAGGCGGGAGGAGAAGGAGCTCAAGGCGGCCAACGAAGTGGCGGCTGCGGTGGCGGCAAGGAAGGCGGCGGAGGCTCAGAGGCTGGAGGAGAAGAAGGAGGCCCAGAGGCTGGCGGAGGAGGAGAAGAAGAATCTGCTGCGAAAGGTCGATAAACTACTAGCGAGGCTCGACCCAAATTACGACGAAGTTAAGAGCGCTGAGGATTATGAACATAGATCACTCCCCATGGTCGTCGCCGCCCTTATGATGTTGAAACATGCAAAGATACAAATTGCCGAGGAATCCTATCGAGCGGATAAAGCGAGAATAATCGAACTGCAGTGGAAGCAGCAGCGGGCGAATTATCGTGCCGACTTGAAAGATAAGCTGACTAATCTGCTGGTGAAAAAATTCAACGTCCCTCCTGTTGTGGTAACTGCGATGATGAGTAATGTCGACTTTAATCATAAGAATATCTACCTCACTGATATTGAAAATGATGAGCTGATAGGGTTGATCGACGGGGTCAAATACTCGAAACCATTAGCGTACGAAAAATGGAGACAGGCGAGGGTGAAGACCCTGCTGAATAAGTATTATAGCGTCATATACCTCACGGCCAAGGAGGCGGCGGAGCTGAAGCGCCTGAAAGCCGAGACAGCGGCAGACACGCGAACCGAAATGGAAGGCGGCGCCCCGTCCTTGCCGCCCTTGGCACCACCCCTGTCGCCGTCGTCGAGCCCGCCGCCACCGCTGCCTCCTATCCCGATGGAGGAGGAGGGGAGCGAGGAGCTTCGCTGGGAGATAACTAAGGGGGAGCTGGTGGTGCCGACGTGGCTAAAGGTACAGCTAAAGGAGGAGGCGAAGAAGGAGAAAGAGTGGAATATGGCAGAGCTAGCGGCAACTAAGAAGGTGAATAGTAGGCACCTCGAAATGTTCGAAAAGTTAGAGGAGCTGGAGAATAAGGTGGATAGACCGAGTAATTTAGAAAACATAATTGTCGAACAACAAAAGAGAGCGGTAAGGGCTGCGGTGCATGCGTCTGTACATGTATTGGTGGCGGCGGAGGCGGCGGAGGAAGCATATCAGGTGAATGCAGCGACTAAAGCATATCATGTGATGGAGAATGATGGAACAGATGAACGAAAATTTAATGGATGCACGACCGATCATGACGCAATAGAAAATTTTTTGCAGACGGCGATTGCGGGGGTGGCGCCCGCGGCATCGGCGATGGCGACGAAGATACTGGCGTTTCGGGTGTTGTACGAATATAATAGGCCGTACGGACCTTATACGACGGCTAAACGGGAGGATGCGGCATTATTCATAGTCGAGGCGATAAACGATGCAAATATTGAAGCGAAGGCAGCTACGGTAGCGGCGGAGGAGACATATAATGCTTTCAATGTTGCATTGGAGGCAGCAACTTCAGCTGTAAACAACCCACTCACATTCCAGAATGCATCTGCGAAAGCACTGGAGGCAGAGAACGCGGCGTTCGACTGCGCGGTGAATGCTGAAGAGGCGCAGTTCCCTGCGAAAACCCCCATTGTTAATTACAAACAACTGCAGGTGCTGAAAATGATGGAACTGGTGGAGAGGGCGAGGCGGATGGTCGTGCCGATGGCAATAGCGGAGACGACGAAGAGATGGAATACACTAATAAATTCTGGATTATCGAATAAGAACGATGTGCTGGTCGAAGGGCGGGAGAAGGCGGTGAAGAAGGCGGAGGCGGAGGCAAAGGTGAAGGCGCGGGCTATTTTCAATACACTAGGCACACGTCTCTTCGAAAAAATGCTACAGGAGGAGGAGGAGGCGCAGTTCCATGAGAAAACCCCCATTGTTAATTACGAACAACCGCAGCAGTTGCGGAATTTGATGAAAATGATAAAGAAGGCGAGGATTGCTCAGGTGGAGAAGGCGAGGATTGCTCAGGTGAGGACGGTGGACTTCAATACACTAGGCACACGTCTCTTCGAAAAAATGCTACAGGAGGAGGAGAAGAAGAATACGTATGTGTTGTCGGACTTGATTCGGGGCGTCAAAACGTTTCCGGACGAGTCGGTGAGCGCGATCTCGAGCCCCGAATCAAGTCCGGAAGCGAAGGAGGAGGAGAAGGTAAATAACATGGCGACTGCATTGTTTAACTTGCAACTGGCTCGCAGTGAGAGAAACATATTTATAGCAAACAACCACGACTACATAAATAATGTTAAGAAAGTTACGAAAGACAGATATGGTAAATATAATTATGATGACATCGCCGAAGAACTTAAAAAACATAACGACAATGTGAAAACCCATAAAGAAATATTCCAGAAAATAAAGGAAAATACGGGTACCACAAAATACACTGATAAAGTTGAATGGATGCCTGCGCCAATAAGCCCTATGAATGCACAAATGCGCCGTGTGACTAAACGAATACGGCGTATTAGTTCAGCTATAGGGCGTATGACTGAACGAATACGCCCTAAACCTAAATTACATGGGTCAGATCAACAGACAGGTGGTTCCAATAAAAAAACAAAAAGAAAAAGAAAAACTAAAAGAAAAAAACAAAATAAAAGAAAAACTAAAAGAAAAAAACAAAATAAAAGAAAAACTAAAAGAAAGAGAAAGTCTATTAAAAGAAGATAAAAGTAATAATTACTAATTTTATTTTTATTTTTTAGGAAATATTTATACTTATATTTATTATAATTATAATAATAAAATTATATATATAATTTATTATTATGGCTAGTATTTTAGATAATATAGATATAATGAAAGTAAAACCATTACCAAAAAAAACAACAAATTATACTATAAATTTTCAAAAGTTATTGAAAGCACCAAAAGTTATTGATAAAACTACTGAAAATTTAATAGACCCCGTAGAATTTATGAAAACATTTAAAAAAGATGTAATAAATAAAACAGATGATTTTTATAAAGAATCAGTTGAAAAATTAAAAGAAACACAAAAATTAAAATCAAAACTATCAGATGACCCATTTAAAGAACATCAAACAAAACTTAAAACAGAATTTGAATCAATTAATTATATAACAAATATTGAAAAAACAGAACAAAAAATAATAATTAAACAAATAACTGGCTCAATAAAAGACTCCAAAACAATTGGACGCGAAACTCCTGCTCCAGAATTAAAATCAAAAACAAAAAAAACAAAAGTTCAAACTTTTGCAAACGATTTAGATTTTGACCAAACAGAAAACATAGGCGACGAAACTTACGAAAATAGAATGAATGAAGTATTGCCAAATGTTTTAATAAAAGCCGACTCTTATTATTTAAATAATAGAGAAAAATTCATTGAATTTATTAATAAACTTTTTCTACCATATAAAGATGAATTATTGCAACAAGATAAAGATATTGAATCTGGAAAAATAACTATTAGCTGTGATGCCAATTCAGAAAATGATTTTTCTCTATTAATTCATCAAAAAATTGTAAGAGATTATATCAATTTATATAGTCCATATAGAGGACTTCTATTATTTCATGGTTTAGGTTCTGGTAAAACTTGCTCATCTATTGCTATTACGGAAGGTGTAAAGCACGAAAAAGAGGTGATTATTATGACACCTGCTTCATTAAGAGCAAATTATGTACAAGAACTCAAAAAATGTGGAGATTATTTATATAAAAAAAATCAATATTGGGAATTTATAAGCGTTTTAAGTAATCCCGAATACATAAGTCCGTTAAGTTCAATATTAAAAGTTTCTGAAGAATATATTAAAAAGAAAGGCGGAGCATGGTTTATTAATAAAAACAAAGAACCCAATTATGAATCTACTATTTCTTTAGACCCTGAACAAAAAGCCAGTTTAGATGAACAAATTGATATGATGATTGCTAAAAAATACAAATTTTTAAGCTATAATGGCTTACGCAATAATAGCGGTGAATGGATATCTATTACACAAAATAATAAAGTTAATCCTTTTTCTAATAAAGTAGTTATTATAGACGAAGCCCATAATTTAATAAGTAGAATTGTAAATAAATTGTCATCACCAACAGCATTATCTATGAAAATTTATAAATATTTAATGGATGCTGAAAATTGCAAAATTATTTTGTTAAGTGGTACCCCCATTATTAATTATCCAAATGAAATAGCTGTTTTATTCAATATTTTACGTGGCTATATTAAATGTTATACTTATAATGTTTCATCAACTAAAAAAATGTATAATATAGAATATTTTGAAGCATTGTTAAAGAAAAATGCTATTTATAGCAATATTGACCACATTGAATATAATAGCAAAACAAAAGATTTAAAAGTATATAAAAATCCTTTTGGATTTAAAAAAAATGATATAAATGATGCTAATGATTCTACTATAGCTTATAGTTCTGATACTATGAGTAGCGATGATTTTGCTACTAAAATTAAAACTATTTTGAAAGAAGCATCAATAAATGTTAAAGATTCCGCAAATAATCATATTACTAATAATTTAGCATTACCTGATAAGTTTGATGATTTTAAATATTATTTTATTGATGCAAATGGTGAGCTTAAAAATAATGAGATGTTTTTGCGAAGAATAATTGGACTAACATCTTATTTTAGAAGCGCACAAGAACAACTTATGCCATCATATACTGAAGATGATTATAATATTGTTGAAATTCCAATGAGTGATTTTCAATTCAATATTTATGAAGAAGCAAGAGTTCAAGAACGTAAAGTTGAGAAACAAAGTAAAACAAAGAAAAAATCTGTTGCCGGAAAAGATGATTTATATGATGATGGTGTATCTACATATCGTATTTTTTCGCGTGCATTTTGCAATTATGTATTTCCCAGACCACATATTAAACGACCCATGCCTAAAAGTGAGGAAACACTTGAATCTGCTATTGGAACAACAAATAATATAGAAATAATAAATGAAGATATTTTGGAAGATGTAAAAGGAGAAGATTTTGATAAAAAAGTAAATGAAATGGATGGTAATTTAGAAAAAGAAGATATTGATGAATTAAAGAAAGAAACTGACGAACTTAAAGATGCGACTTATAGCACACGTCTTTTAGAAGCACTTAAAAGTTTAGAAAAGAATTCCAATAAATATTTAAATAAAGAAGCACTAAAATTATATAGTCCTAAATTTTTAAATATATTAGAAAATATTGAAGATGAAGAGCGGTTTGGTGGAATTAATATGTTGTATTCGCAATTTAAAACATTGGAAGGTATTGGTATATTTAAATTAGTACTAAAAGAACACGGATTTTTAGAACTTAAAATTAAACGTTTATCAGCTACACAATTTGAATTGGATGTAAATGATTTGGAGATGCAAAGAGCGATTGAATTGCGTGGAAAACCACAATTTTTCGCATCTTATACTGGTTCTGAAAAACCCGAAGAGCGTGAAGTTATTTTAAATATATTAAATAGTAATTGGAAAATTGTTCCGCAAAATATTATAGATAAAATTAAAAAATATAATCCATCTGTTGAAAACAATAATAATGGTGAAGTTGTTAAATTGTTAATGATTTCATCTTCTGGTGCTGAAGGTATTAGTTTAAAAAATGTCAGGTTTGTTCACATTATGGAACCATATTGGCATCCAGTAAGAAAAACACAGGTTATTGGACGTGCGAGACGTATTTGCAGTCATGCTGATTTACCAAAAGATTTGCAAAATGTTACTGTTTTGATGTATTTGATGAAATTTACCGATGAACAATTAAAAGGCAAAAATGCATTAGAATTATTGAAAAAAGATAGAAGTAAATATACAAAAGACCCCGTAAGCGGTCAATATATGGTTCATACTAGCGACCAATATTTAAATGAAGTAGCCGATATCAAAGAAAAAATTACCAGCAGAATTTTGGATAACGTTAAAAGAGCAGCCATTGATTGTACCGTACATTCACGTTCAACTACCAAAGAACAAATACAATGTTATTTAATAAATAGTGATTCTAAAAGTGATAATCTTATGTATAATGATAATATTAAAGAGCAATTAACAGATAAGGCGATGACCTTAAATAAAAAAGAAGTTAAAGATACAATAATGTTTAAAACAATTAAAGGTAAAAAATACGCAATCAATAAAGTACACACAACACAAGAATATACTGGAGAACGTATATTATATGATTATGACGCAATGAAAGGGACACAAAAAGCATTAATTGCGGTTGGTAAATTTAGTTTAGATGCTAATAATAAAGTGACAATAATTGCTTAGCTTTTAATTTTATAAATATTTTATAAATATTATATAAATATTATTTTAAGATAATTTACTTATTAAAATAATATAAAAAATGGAAACAAGCACACAAAATATTTTATTCAGTTCAAGAAATCATGATTCAACAGGACAACCATTTTTTTTGCCTAATGTAGATAATAATCAAAATCATAATCAAAATCAAAATATTAGTATTATAGAAGATAACAATTTATTACTAAATATAGAATTTAAAGAATTAAATTTGGAAAAAGCCATAGCAGATTTTTATTTAGACAATGAAGCGCATAACAAAGAAATGTATATAGAAAATTGGACATTTTTTTCAATTACAAAAATATTAGAATTAGTTAAACATTATGCTACTCATAATATAAATAATATAGTAGATTTAGGGTTTATGTATCATGGAATGGGACATGTAAAAGTAGTTTATTATAATAAAATTAGTAAAAAAATACATTTTAGAATGGATGGTGGGTCAAATGATTACGATAGGATGGATAATTTTAATGAGCTTAAAAAAATATCTAATAATGAAACATTAGAATTAGACGCAGATACAATAGATTTTACTTATTTTATAAATAATATAAGTGAGTTTGATACTAGTTATTTATAATAAGCAATAATTTTTATTATAATACTATATTAATTATAATAAAATGAAATTAGAAAAAGATAGTCCAATTGTTTACATGTTTTATGCAATATTAGGAGCACTAACTTTTGTAGGGACATATCATTTTTCTTTAAATAATGAATATAAATTATGTGCTTTATTACCCACAATACCAATTGCCAGTATATTGGGTTTATATTTGATACATAAATATAATAGTAATTTGGAGGGTTATATACAATCTAAATTTATTTTTATATTAAACACGTTTTTATTTTATGTAACTTTGATGTTATTTTATTTACAAACAAAGGATTTATTATTATCTACAATAATTGGTATTGTGCAATGGTTATTTGTAAGTTATTTAATTTTTAATTATTCTTTATAAATTTCTAATTTTTCCATAATTAATTTTTGATTATTTAATATAGTAGTTAACATATTATATAATGAATCTGTTTTATTATTGTTATTTGCTATAAATTCTGTTGTAGTTTCTTGTTTTAAAACTTCATCAATATTTGTAATATTTATTCTTGAATCTCTTTTTTGAAAATAGTTTTTACGTGATTCTTCATATTTTTGTTTATATATTTCTTCTTTAAAAACATTTGTTTCATTATTAGAATCTAAATTTTCAATATTTAAATTTGAATTTAATCCAGCTTCTAATAAGTCTTCAATATTGGAAATTTTTATTTTTGGAACATCGCTTTGTTGCAATACTTCATTGCTTTCACTAATTGGCTCCAATTCTTCTATCTTAAGTTTTACTTGTTCATTGCTATTGCTATTCGTATTTAAATTTATATTTCTTTCTTTTTCCATTTCTTGTAATTTTAATAACATAACATTATTTTCAATTGGTTCGTCATTTTTATCACTAAAATCAATAGTATTTGGTTTGTCGGCATTTAAAGTATTATTCATTGATTCTTTTTGTTTGTTAAATTCTTCTTGTAGTCCATCAAATTTTGTTTTTTTATAAATGTCTTTACTATCTATCGGTGAAAGCATTTGACTTTTATATGCAATAATATTAGAATTTAAATTTTTGACAATTATTTTATTTAATTCAAGTAAATTATTGTTTTGTAAATTGTTTTGTTTAATAAAATCAATGCTATTATTTATTGTTTCTTCAAATAAACTTTTTATTTCAGGTGTTTTAGAGTTGGGTATAGCATTAAATACGTTATTTTTATATAGTACATTCCATAAAAATTCCTTATTTTCACTTTTTAATAATTCGCTTACATTATTTGACATAATATATTAATTTGCTATAATTTAATATATTGTAACTTAATTTTATATAGTTTTTATATATTTTTATTCGCTATTATAATATTTTATTCTATAATCTTTCATTAATTCATCAGGAACTCTTTGATCTTTAAAAAATTCGGGTTCTTTATTTTCTTGTAAAAGTTCAGCAATAAAATATAATGTATACATACCACATTGACCATCTTTTTTTTGATGAACTAAACCTTTATTGTCATAATATTTTAAATTTAAATTTATTTTATTGCCTTGTTCTATTATTCTATTTTTTAATATATCTACTTGTTTTTTTATTTTTTCACCATTACTATCAAAATAAAATACAAACTGTTTCTTTAAATCTACAAATAATGCTATCCAATGTTCTCCCGGTTGGTCATGTGGATCTGTATTAAAAATAATACCTATTTTATCTTTTCTTGGTTTCACATTATAATATTTATTAATATCAAATTTACATAATTGCTCATATATACAAGTACCAAATAAATCTTTATTATCAAAATCTATTGGAGTTGGTCCAATAAAAACAAAATTTTTATTTGTTCTTTGATATTGTTCCATTACTTTTAAAATATCAACACTTGATAACCATTCATATGGTTTTGCTTTCCAAGTAGTAGGTGAAAATGGTCTAAATACATTTTTTAATATATGGTCTTTATTTATATTTCCAATATGATTCTCTTTAATCCAACATAGTTCATTATAACATTTTGAACTTAAATTATTTTTAAAAAATAACCAAATATTTTTGGGATTATTAGTTTTTATTAAATTATTGGGATTTTTAGAATTCCATATTTTTTTAAAATTAAATAATTCACTATTGTTGTAACAAGACAATTTTTGTAATTCACCATTTATTTCTTTGCCTCTATTTGGTGCGCAATTTAATTTTTTAAATTTTGCTGTCTTATTTTTATTATGATGTTTATTTTTTCTTTTATTTTTATTGGTTGGCTTTACCATATTGAAATATATGAATATTTTAATATATAAATATATTTTTTATTTTTTATTTTTGGTATCTTTTTTTGGGTAATATTTTTGGTTTTATATTAATATTTCTTTTCTCAATAAACTCATCTAAAGTATTATTTTTATTTTGTGGTTTATTAAAAAAATCTTTATTTATGTCTATATTAACATTACTAAAGTCATTATTAAATGAAATGTCTTGTAACTTATTATTTTTATTATTATTATTATATATACTTAATTCATTTTGAATTTCTTTTTTTAAATTATTTGTTTTAATATTTTCTATATAATGATTAACAAATGAATTAAATGCACTTAAATATTTGTAATCTTCATTATTATTATTTATAAATAAGCAATTATTACTTGGGTCAGTATAATAAGTAAATAATTCATTTATCTTTGTTTTTATTTCTTTTTTATATTTTATAAAGTCATTTTTCATTATAATTGATTTTTCATTTTTATTTACTAACTTATTATATAATTCTTTATTTCCTAACAGCATCAAATCAGCATCTTTTGTTTTGTTAATTTCCATATTAATATATAATTGATTATAAGTATATATTAATTTTTTATCTAATTATCTAATTATAAATTTTTAAGTTGAACTTTTGTAGAATTTAAAAATATTTCATTTCCAATATTATTTGACAAATTTGGATTAAAATCATTAAAACTAGGTGTTTGAAATAATAAATGATTATCTAAATCTTGGTTAGTATTGACAAAATCTACTGGATTTTGATATAAATTACTACCTGATGATGGTATATATTTTGCTTGGTCACCTTTTTGTAATGCAAAAAATTGGCTTCTTAAACTTGATTCTAAATCTACATTTTTTGCAAATCCACAAAAATGTGGCTTAGAAGTTCCTGGAAAAAATGTAGAATTACTATCATAAATTGGATAATTATTTAAGGGTACATTTGTTTCTTTTCTATGGTCTAAAATAGGTAATGTGCTATATTTGGTAGATACTGAACGTGGTGAAAAATTCATATTTAATTGTTCAGATGGAAAATTACGTGAATATATTTCATGATTTATGTTATCATTTTTTTTGAAATTTTGCAAAGTAACATTATAATTCATATTATATAATAAAATAATATAATAATATAATATTTTATTTTTATCAAAAAATAAATTTAAAAATATATTTAAAAATATTTAAAAATATATTTAAAAATATTATTTGATAATATATTAAGTATGTGCGGGATATTTGCATTAATAAATAATAATAGTAATAATAATATTATTGAAAATAATTTCAATAAAGGAAAACCACGTGGTCCTGAATTTTCTGTTTTAAAAAATCATAAAAATATAATTTTTGGTTTTCATAGATTAGCCATTAATGGATTAAATTCTAAATCTAATCAACCATTTGAAATTAACAATTGCGTTTTAATATGTAATGGTGAAATTTATAACTTTGCACAATTAGCAATTGATAATAATATAACTCTTGAAACCGATTCTGATTGCGAAATTATTTTGCATTTATATAAACTATATGGAATGGAATATAGTATTCAACTATTAGATGGTGTATTTGCTTTTATTTTATATGATATACAAAAAAATTTACTTTTTGTAGGACGAGATCCATATGGTGTGCGTCCGTTATATTATTATATAGAAAATAATTCTATTGGTTTTGCAAGTGAAATAAAAAGTTTATATAGTTTCCCATCTAGAAAAAATAACATTTGTAATTTTATACCAGGTCATTATATGATGATATCCGATTTGAATAACAAACTTACTATGGATTATTCTAAATATATAGCATTTCCTTGCTTCAATAATTTAGATTCAATAAATAATAATATGAATCATATTAATCATCTTATTGTAAATAAATTTATGGAATGTGTTAAAAAACGCACCCTAGGTACAACACAGAGACCAATTGCATGTCTTCTTTCGGGTGGATTAGATAGCAGTTTAGTTGCTTGTATAGTAAATAGTTTTATTAATAATGATAATACTACCAATGCTAAAGAAATTAAATTAAACACATTTAGTATTGGTTTAGAAGGTTCGGAAGATTTAAAATATGCTAAAATAGTAGCACAACATATAAATAGTAATCATCATGAAATTGTTGTTTCCGAGCAAGATTTTTTTGATGCCATACCTGAAGTTATAGAAAAAATAGAATCATTTGATACCACAACAGTTAGAGCAAGTGTCGGTAATTATTTGGTTGCAAAATATATTAAAGAAAATAGTGATTGTAAAGTTATTTTTAATGGTGATGGTGCGGATGAATTAATGGGTGGTTATTTATATTTTAAAAAATGTATGTGTTCTCAAGATTTTGATTTTGAATGTAAACGTTTATTAAATGATATTTATAATTTTGATGTTTTACGTAGCGACAGATCTATTTCTTCAAATGGTCTTGAACCGCGAACACCATTTTTAGATAAACAATTTGTTGAATTTTATTTGTCCATAGATAAAAATTTACG